CTTCAAATCTATTAGGCTCGATTACCTCTTTTAAAATAGCCTGACGATTAAGGCTGCTGTCTAATATTTTTATCATTAAATTCACCTCACAGCCACATAGGNCTAATGTCTATTGTGACGGTCACGTTTAACCCTGTTCCTGTTATAGTAATGGTGTTCTCCCCGGGAATAACGGTTAAAAAGCTATCTAAATCACCGTCTATTTTAGCCAATTTGTTTACACCGCCCAAATCAACTTCCATCTCTACATTGTCAATCGTGACTGTTCCGGTTCCAGCTTCAGTATACTCTAATGACTTTCCGTTAAGGGTGATTTCAAAGCTTGTCCATGTTCCGGTTATGATAATTTGTGACTTGCTACCCTGTGGGCTTTTGTAGTTGATTTCTTTCGTGCCGGGGTTATTAAATACAAATGATTCTGTTCCGGTTGCCGTAAATACATAAGGAATAGAAGTTAGCCATGTTAATTCTGTTTCCCAAGAAAAGTCTGCTTCATCCCAAGTGTAATCAAGTCCTGTGTCTGCTGTCATATATGCAAAAGGCTGACACTCAAAAACTATGTCAGCCTCACCCACTCTGTTAAGTGTTTCAAAGTCTACGCCTTCCACCACCCGGGCAAGATAAAACTTGTCCGTTTCATCATTTATAATCAACTTCGCCCATTGGTTAGTATTGATCCATGCGGCTATATTTCTGGCTCTTGTCCTTAATTCGTTGTAGTCTGTCCCGATATAGCCTATGTGCATAGTAATCTGTTTTGTTGCATAATCTCCACCACCATAATCAATAAGCCCTGACTTGCCGTAAACCTCGGTCATTCTTGGCCTGAGCGTTGGCAAGATAGGCCGGTTTACAGATTTACAGACTAAATTATAATCCGTGCTATTGATGTTATTAAATTCAAAACTGCCTATCATGCCATCACTCCTAACGCTCTAAATTTGCCATTGTTGACTTGTGATTGTATTCGGCTTGTAGATTTAGTGATTACTTTACCGTCTAGCATTATCACAGGGCTTATATTGATTGCAGATTGTTTTGGTCTAGACCCTGCAATATTATAATTGCCGTTCAGTTCAACACTTGTCGGTATACTCTTATTAATTTTCTTTCCAATGCCTTCCATTTCAGAGGTAAAACCCTCACCCAGGCCTAAAGCCATGTTTTCACCGATTCCTGCAAATACTTTAGATGGCGAGTGAATACCCAATAAGCCTTTAACCCCATCCACAACACCGCTGAAAAATCCTGTAACCTTGTCTTTTATCCATTGTCCCATGGCTTTTATACCTTCCCAGATTCCGGTGACGATGTTTTTACCTACCTCTACAATCTTTCCGATACCACTTGAAAGCCCGTCTACAATAGATGTTATTATTTGAGGCAATTTTGACACTAGCTGAGGAATGGCTTTGATTAAGCCCTCAGCCAATTTTATGATTATTGTGATGCCTGCCTCTAATATTTTAGGCAAATTCTTAACAATAGCATTAATCAGTTTGTCTATGATAGTGGGTATCTTGTCAATTAATTTTGGCAGCGCCTCAATAAGACCATCAGCCAACGCCATTATTATGGCAATAGATGCATCAATCAGCATATCTATATTGTCTATCAGCGTATCAACGATTGTAATCACCGTGTCTACTATTGCAGGTATCAAATCTGGTAATGCCTCGATTATCCCGTCCGCTAACGCCATTATCAATTCAAAAGCCCCGTCTATTATCATGGGCAGATTGTCAATCAGTGTATCCACTATTGTCATCATAGCCTCAACAACAACAGGTATTAATTCTGGCATTATTGATAATAGTGTTTCTAGCACCTGCCTAAATAAGACCATTGCCGTTTCTAAAAGTGTTGGCATCAACTCACCTATTGCGACTAAAATACCATCAAATGCAGCCGGTAAAGCCGCCGTGATGTTTTCTATTATTGGAGTAATATTTTCAACAACTGCCCCAAATGCATCAAGCATATTGTCGGTTAAGTTGGTCATGTCGGCATCTGCATTACCCAAACCTCCAACAAAGGATTCAAGAGCGGCATCCCAAAGACCNAGTGCNCCTGTTACCGTTGTNGTTGATTCTTTAGCAAAGTTGCCCGCATACTGCTCTGTATTCTCAAAAAACATTTGCATGGCCATTTCGGCTTTTTCAGCTTGTGTTGCTTTGCTCCAAACAAAGTCTAGGCCCTTGCCAGCGGCGTAGGCCTCTATGGTTGTGGCGTTCATGGCAACGCCAAGGTTGTCCCAATTACTACCCCTGCTTTCGCAGTATTTGTAGGGTTTAGACTATATCTTCAACTTAATCAATAATATCCATTTGCGTCTTATTCCCTTTTGTGGTATAATGTAAATATAACCAAAAGGAGGTTTTTATATGGAACAGTGGAAAAAGATAGACGGGTTTGAAAGATACTCGGTGAGTGACAAAGGGCAAGTCCGAAACGATGAAAGGGCTACTATGGTGAAGCCCATGACTTCAACAAGCGGTTATTCGTATGTGCATCTTGTAAGGAATCGTAAGAAACACACGCAATATATCCACAGGTTAGTCGGACAAGCATTTTTGTCTAACCATGACGAGTTACCTCAAATCGACCACATAGACGGATGCAAAACAAACAACAATCTTGACAACCTCCGTTGGGTAACGGTAAGTCAAAACTGCCTTGCATATGGACGTGAAGCCCGTGCCGAAAATCGGAAACGTGCAGTAAAAGCTGTCCATATCGATGGTCGTGAAGTCGTTTTCCATTCCAGAATGGAAGCCGCCGAGTTTTTCCAATGTTCAGATACAAAAATCAAATATAACTACCTATACAAAAAAGGTAGTAAAAAAGGATGGATATTATATTTAATTGATTAAGTTGGTGGGCACTTCCACCGCCGTATCAATAGGCGATGTACTCGGTGATGAACCGATAGTCGTTACACCTTCCCTTTTCAGGGCTTGGCACGGGATTGCCATATCCTCTCGGACTTAGGTTTTCCCCGTTAGCACGGCTTAAGCCGCACACCGCTGATAGCGTTCACCCACGCTCAACATAACATCGCTGTTATGCCGGACTAGACTTTTAATCATTGTAAAGTTGCCTTTTGCCGCACCCGCCACGCTGTCTAAAGCTACTTGCATATCAATGCCCATGACAGATGCCATATCTGCTGCCCTTTGCATAGCCTTAGTTGTTAAATCAAGGCTTTTCTGCTGTTCGATACCGGAACCCTGGAACAACGCACCCATTTTGTTTGCTGTGGCAAGATACTCGCTTTGTGATACACCGAGGTTTTTATATGCTTCTTCACCGGTTTTCTGAATCGACGCAGCATATTCACCGAAGACAGCCTCAGAGCCGCCGAGATTTTGTTCCAACTCACCGAAAGACTTAACAACTTCTTTCCCCATTTTGATTGCAGCAGCCCCGGCAGCAACGGCTACTGCACCCATGGCAGCACCCACGCCCGCTAATACACCGCCAAACTTTGAGAACCTGCCCTCAGCCTTATCTAAATCCTTGCTTACATCATCAAGCCCCTTGCCCATGTTGTCTAGTGCCTTATCGTTGTCGTCTAATGCGTTCTCCGTCTTAGCAAGTGCAGCCTCGGCCTTGTTAAGTTGTATCTGCCAATTCTTAGTCTTAGTGTCGTTCTCGCCGTATTCCTTAGCGGAGTTTTCAAGGGCAGCCCTCAGCGTATCTATTTTCTTTTTCTGTTCTTCTATCTGCTTATTATAGACCTCCGACTTGGCTTTCAAGGCATCCATGCTATTAGCATTGTTGCCAAATTGAGCGGTAACCTTGCCCATTTCAGAGCCAAGTACGGCTAAGTCTTTATTGATTGCCGATATTGCTTGCTTAAATTCACGTTCTCCATCGAGAGCAAGACCCGCTCCGATTTTCATTTTTCCTGCCATTCTCTCACCGCCTTATAATGGGATTACATCATCTATCGTTTGTGGCTCTTGGTAAGTGCCTTTTTCTTTTTGATACTCAATATAAAGCAACATCAATTTCCTTAAAGTCATGCGCCATACTTCTTTTTCCGTATAGCCTAACAGGGTTTTGCCGATAAATAAGCAGCGTGCAACATTAAATTTATCTGTTACACGCTCTGTGCGTTTGGGACTTCATCTTCATCTACTTCGGGTGTGCCGTCTGTGAACGCCCTTAATATCGTTTCCATAATTTCCTTCATATTGTTACTGTCGATATGCCTGCCGACAAACCTTTCGTCTACATGAGGGATTTCCTCTCCCGTTTCGTCTTTGATGCAGTCGATATCTTCGTTGATAAGCAGCGCTAGAAGATATTTTAAGTTTTTAAATCTCGTTTTGCTATCTTGAAATAGTTTAGTCAGATCCTCAATTGAAATGTCAAATTTATCCTGTATATCGTCTATAGCATTAATCGTAAACCTCATGCCATACTCATTCTTGCCTAATTTAATTTTTGTTCCTTTTGGTTTTAAATCACTCATATATCCTCCTTAAAGAAAAAGGGAGCCGAAGCCCCCTATATTGTTATAAAATACTCGTATGTCGCAATCTCGGAGTCGTTCATGCCTTCCTTAATAGCGATAGCCCTTAGTGCGCATGATTCTGTTATTTCAATAGCTGTGGAATATGTATCGCCATTGGTTGCAGATGGTGTTGTGCCGTTGGTTGTGTATTTGATTGTTTCACCTGCTCCTGCGGTCAGCTCAACGCTCTGCTTTCCTTCATAAGTACCACTAGCCAAATCAGCTATCGGCTTAGTACATTGTGCTTTNACGCCCGACTTAGCTTGTAGATAAGCGATAGCCTCTGCCTCGNNGTCAAATGTCTGCTCATACTTCCAAGCGCCGTCATCATCAAGCATTATAGTGCCTTCAAGCGCCGGAGTTGCAAAAGCTACGGTGTCACCCTTAGTTGCGTTAGTGTCTGCGGGTTCAGCAAATTGCACTTTAGGCAGCCAGATTGCTCTGAACTTTCTTACACCACCAACAACCTTTACACCGTAAAACCCTATCCCAACATACGGGTTTTGGTCTGTTCCTTTTGCTGTGATTTCTCCATCGTCTACTGTGTGTCCTAAAAATGCGGTCTGCACGGCGTCGGATAAATCGTCAATTCCTAATGTAAGTGTTCCGCTTTGAAACGACTTGTCGCTTTCTGCTATTGCATCGTCGGCGTACAGCTTAACGTCATTAACGCTTATTGCTATGTCTGCTTGGATAGCCTTACCTATAACACCCTGAGATGTTGCTGTTTTATAAACTGGATATTTTAGTCCTATCTTAGCCATGTTCTCACTCTCCTTAATCGTTAATTACTCCGTCAATCCACGCCTCGACAACGATGTGTTGAAGCTTCGTGTCGCTCTCGTAGAATTCGGATGTTGATATAATAGTAAAACCACTCGCTCTTAATGCTTTGCGAATGGCTTTCTTGTTTGGTTGTGGGTTGCCCCTTGTAAAATAATGTACTTGCACGGTGGTTTCATCGTAGAGGTCGGTATCGTCTGCTCTCACCGTTGGTCTTTCATCGGCATAATTAAATATGATATACTCGTCTGCTGTTCCCTCGTATGTATTAGGTGACACTGGCAAGCCTAAAGGTGAGAGGGCAGATATTACTATTGGGTTTACATTCACTCGCCCACCTCCCGATTAAACACCTCTTGCATTTTATCAAGTACGGCTTTCTCACTGTCCTTAATGGCTTTAGTCAGCGTTGGTTTGGATGCCTGCTTGCTAGTACCATATTCTAAATAGACTAGCTTTTCCATGTTCCTTACGCCCTTTTTGTCCGTCCCTGTTGGTCTTACGCTTGCATAATAACCGTACTTATTTTTCTTTGCCTTAGACATTTTGATTGATTTTAGCAAGTCGCCGCTTACAACGTGCTTTGATACCTCGGATTTAACGTTCCTTTCAAGTATCGGTAAAGCTTCGTTCAACATCTGCGGTGCGATACGGTCAACATCAGCTAATTTACCTAATTGCTTGATAAAGTCAGTTGGTATTTCAAAATCAAATTTGCCCATTATATCGCCTCACTAAGCCAAAGCCAACTCCCACATTTAGGACACAAACAACCATCCATGTTTTTATGATTAGCCTCTAAGTACCCACAACACTCGCAGTACCATTTTGTTTTTTTATTTTTACTCATGTCAAACCGCCTCCGATTTCCTTTGCACTTTGATTTCCATCCACTTATGGCGGTCATCCACATCATCAATGCTAATAACCTCATAAGGTTCTGCATCCGTGCCTTTGTAAATTATCAATTTTTGATTAATCAACGGTGAGTATCTCATGGTGATTGTGGCGGGTTCCCTTAATTGCTGTTGCATGGCCGTGAAAACTTCCGTGCCGTGGACATTCACCCATTTACATTTAGTCTTTAAGACTTCCACTTCAACCTCAACGGAATAACCGTCTGCGTCTTTGCTTCGGTCTATTCGGATAAACTTAATCGGCGTTCTGAGTTCTCCGGCATTTGCATACTTAGCCATCCTCATCACCATACCTTAATTCAAGTACAAAGCTATCAATCATCCTCTGTGCGTTTGCCGCGTCTGCCGGGTTTTGGAACACCATGCCCCGGTTATCATAGTACATCGCCGCAAGAGCCATAATAAACAGATCGTATTGAGCATTGTTTGTATACTCCTGAATCCCTGCTGCCTTTGCTTTTGACTTGGCAGCCTGCAGGTATACATCAACACTTTCAGTCGAATACTCTACTGTGATTTCCGTTTCTTCTGCGTCCGCTGTTATCCCATACTCGGAAAGATCGACGGCTGAACCGTTTAATGTCCAGCCGTCATCTTTTATAAACGTATAGGTGCCGCTCTCAGTGACAGCAGCGGCGAAAGTGTCAATGTTAATGCTTGCCTTACCGGTCAAAGCATAATCGTCAGGCGGCAGCCGCAAATATTCTTTTAATTTTTTCGCCGTTACTGCCATAATGGACCTCCTTATTGAGCTGCTGTTACATCAACTGCTCTTGTATAAACTACACTTGAACCGTCATCGTCGGTAAAGGTTACTTTACATCTTACGGATCCGCCACCATCTGCGGTCTTGGTGGTGAGTTTTGCAGCATTATATCCAGTGTGATCGCTGGTCAGGTTAACCCATTCGCCACCTGTGAATTTCTGCCAGAGATAAGTAATGTCTCCGCCTGTTCCGTCACCTCCGTCGTTAAATACGAGTCCCTCGACCTCAACATCGCTGCCAGCCTCTACGGTAGCCACATCAGTTGTTGCGC